TCCATTTGCGGCTCTGGCAGGCCGACGACCACGTCCAGGACGGGTGCTTGATTGAGGGCTTTGTCGATTGGCATGTGCTTTCCTTATGCAGCGTGGCTCACGGAGCCGCCGTGTTTGAATTCAAAGGGCTCACCGGTGAGCTTGTTGACCACGCGCTTTTCGAACGGCTTCTTGGCAAACAGGTTCGTGGCCGTGAGCAGCGCGCGCAGCTCCTCTTCACTGGCCTCAGGCGAGATCATCTTGGTCCAGTGCGGCCCTGCGTCGATGATATTGCGCACCTCCACCAGCCGCACCTTCGGATCGGCAAAGGCTTCCTTCCAATCCTTGTCCTTGCGGTAGAAGTCGCCCCACTGCTCGCCCTTGGCATCGAGCTTGACGTCTGGCTTGGGAGCATACACAGGGATGACGTAGCCGCGCTCGCCCGCGTAGGTCTGCGCCAGGTTCGGGCTATCAGTGAGCCACACACCCCCCGTGGTGTTGAACTTGGTCACCGAGCGATCCCCCGGCTGGCGCGAGAGCGTGCGACCCTGAGTAGCTTGCGAGCGCCGCGAATCACGCATCGCGGCCTCCACTGCATCAGGTCGCTTCTGGTAGTTGTACAGGTACTCCAGCGTGTCGTAGTCGTAGTGCGGAGCGCCCTTGACGGCGTCCTCTTTCTTCCCGCGCAGCCACATCCGGTTGGTATCAATGCCCTGCTCCTCCAGCATCTTGAGCATCTGCGCCGAAGAAAACTTCTCCTCGGGCACTGTCATGCCCGGTCCCTTGAAGAGCGTAGAGCGACGAGCCGCCTCGATGATGCCCTTGGGCCCGATCATCCCAACGACAGCAGCCTTGGCCGCGCCGCCAGGCGAAGCCATGCTCGACAAAAGTTCTGCGCTCTCGCTGGCCAGACCCTCCTGCGGCTTGGGCAAGAGGCCGCGCTTGGTCAGGTAGTCGGTTGTGCCCACGACATCCTCGGCCTTCATCCGGCCGGTTGCTGTCAAGGGCAGTGCTGCCAGGTCCACAAGACCAGTCACAGCCTGCGGAACTCCACGGGCCACTGCCAGGCCCAGACGGCGAAGCAAAGCGGAGGCCGAGGGGCCGTCAGAGCCCTCGACCTCCTTGGCTTTTTTTGCTTCACCCCCTTCGGCAAACCGGCGCGTGGTCAGCGTCGGCTGCTCAAGGGTGGGTTTTTCCAACGTGGGTGCGCCCAGGGTATTGCTCATTAGGCCACGGGCCGCGTTCTCCGCTGCAGCCTTCTTGAGCTGGTAGCTCCTGGCCAAAGCGCGCAGCTCGGCTTGTGCAGACTTGGCCGCCTTGGGCTTGATGTCCTTTTGCGACATCAGCGCCTCAAACTGCAGCGCCATCTCCTTGGGCGTCTCCGCGCCGCCACCAGTGGCCGGCATTCGGCCCACCTTGCCAGTGGCCTTAGCGCGGGGTTTCTCCTGCGCCATCAGATCACTGAGCATGCTCTTGGCACTGCCCACGGGATCGGTGTTGATGACCTCTTCCTGGTCCTCCTCATCGGCCATGTTGCTCGCGTCCACCAGGGCACGCATGGCGTTGATGTCCGCCTCACCGCCCTTGGCAAAGCCCGGCGGGCCGAACATGAAGGCGGGCGGTGTGCCAGGCGCGTAGATGCGGTTGCCCAAGCGGTCGGTCATCATCCCGGCGTTTTGCTGGCCACCGAGCATCTGCGGCGAGAGGTTGGGGTTGTTCGCAATGGCCTGCACGGGCGATGGTCCTTGGTACATGGCCAAGGGGTTGTACGGCGTGCTCACCGTGCCAGGGTTCATGCCCGGCGCTGCAGGCTGGCTCAGGGCGAAGAAGTTGCCAGGGTCCGAGGCCCGCGCCTGGTCAGAGCGGATGCTGCCGAAAGACGGCAGCGGGCCCGGGGTTGCCGGACCACGGATCGTGATGCCACCGATGTCGCCCACGGCTCCCACGCCACGGTTGGTGTAGTCCGGCTGCGGGACCGTCGGCATCCAGGGCGCTGCGTTGGGGTCGAGCGGGCGACCATCGACGCCGGTTCCTGGCGCGCGGGTCATGTCCCGTTGACGCTCGGCCAGCATCTGCTCCTGCGTGGTCGCGTCGTAGCGACCCAGGTTGCGCAGGAAGTTGGGGTCCATTGGCGAGAAGCCGGCAGAGGTCGGGCGCTGGATGAGTCCTTGGCCAGGCGTCGGCGCAAACGGTGTGGACAGGTTGGCAAAGCCTGCCGAGATCGGCGAGAAACTGCCCATGGGTTGCACCAGCGGTGAGCGCACGTTGATGGCATTGAACTGCTGTTGTTGGGTCGGGGACCGTGGTCCAACAAAGTTGGGGTCCATCGGGTTTTGCGTGCTGCCACCAGGCAGCGTAGACAGCATGCCGGCCGACGTGGTCAGGAACTGCTTGTTGCGCTTGGTGTACTCGCTCTCAGGCAAGCCCATCGAACGCTCATAGTTCGCGATCCACTGCGGCGTGGCGCTGTGGCCAGCCGACGCGGCCAACTGAGCAACCGTGTTGTACCCGCCCATGCGATCAAATTCCGCCGTGGGCGCGCCGCCCGTGTGGCTGCGGTACATCAGGTTCAATGCAGCAGCGACGCGGGGGTCATTGCTGGCGGACTGGCCGGTGGTCTGACTGGTTTGACTGGTGGTTTGACTGGTGGTTGGGGTGGTCGAACGGGTTGCGGTGCCGCCAGTGGCAGTGCCGGTACCGGTACCAGAGGCGATAGCCGTCGCGGCCTGGGACAACGGCAAAGCGGCCTTGGCCCGTGCCTCGGCATCGGCCTTGAGCGCCGCTGCAATTGCATCCTTTTGCGCGGCAGCGGCTGCTTCCTGCTGCGCCTTGAGTGCTGCCTCCTGCTGCGTGCGCAGTGCCGCGAGATCGGCAGCAGCCTTTTCCTCCGCCGCCTTGCGCGCTGCGTTGGCATCATCGAGCTGCTTCATCAAGTCCGCCGCCGAGGGCATGGGCTTGGCCTGCTCGACCGGTTGCGGCGCTTGCGCGGCCGGCTGGACAGTAGCTGCTGCGCCACCGTCTTGCTGCACAGCAGCCTGCGGACGGTCGCTGCGTCCAAAGACCTTGCGAATGCTGCGGCCGATGCGGCCAATCACACCGCCCTTGAACTCCGGCAAGCCAGTAGCAGGGTTGATGGTCCCCGCGCCGCCCATGCGCTTGAGCGCAGTCATCGACTCAGGCGACAGGTAGGCCAGAAGCTCGTCGCCACCACGGCCTGCGGCAGCGACTTTCTCCACGGCCGCGCGGATCGCCTCACGGTCCATCTTGCTACCTGCCTCGACCTCGGAGAGCATGCGCGCAAACGCGGCCTCATCCTCCGGTGCCTCGACCTCGTCCATCATCTCGCGAGCTGATTTTTCCACGGGACCTCCCTTGGCCATGAATCGGTTGGCCACAGACATGGAACCGAAATTGAACTGATCAGGATTGCTCACCACTTCGAGCGCCAACGCACGCTGGCCTGCATCCTTTTGCGCACGACCTGCAGCCGCACGCTGGTACGCCACCACGTCCTCTTCCTTGAACGGCAGGACAGGTGCTGTGCCTTTGAAGTCCTCCGGTGCCGTGGGCGCGGTCATCGAAAATGCTCCGGGGGCCGTGGGCAACGTCAACTCAAAGTTGCGCGCCAGCGTCGGTGCGGCAGGGCCTGTGTAGTCGCTCTCACGACTGCCCGCGTTCCACGCATTGACAGCGGTCTCGTAGTCCGCGTACTGCTTGGCGTACGGGTTGTAGACCTCTTCGTTGTACTTGTTCAGCGCCTGGTTGTACGCCTCGACCTGAGCCTTGTAGGGATCGTAGACCTCGGCGTTGTACTTCTGCGCGGCAGTGTTGTACGCCTCGACCTGCGTCTTGTACGGGTTGTAGACCTCGTTCTGCCACTTGGTCAACGCGTCGTTGTAGGCCAGGCGCTGTCGTTCGAATTCATCGAACTCCTTTTGCCGCGCTTCAAGGAACTTGCGATCCGAGCCGCGCAGGAAAGGATTCTGCGCAGGATTCGCGATGCCCCCAAAAGCAAAATGCTGCACGGGTTGCGCAGCATTCAAATCGACAGGGGTATCCAGCGAATCATCGCCGGTTCCGCTGGGAAGATATTGATCTTGCATGTTGCCCCTGCCAAGTAGATAGTTGAGGAGATTTTATTCCTCAATAGTACTCGGGGACAAGGTCTCTGTGCGCGCTTGAATCAGTATTGTCGTCAGTCTGCAGGCTGATGAAGTTGCCCTGACGGAAACGCATGAGCGCCATGGTCGTCACGTCCACCATGTCGTCGTTGTCCCCGTTGGGGAAAGCCGCGCACTCTTCCACCAATTCTTCCGCCCAGTCCGTGTCCGGTGCCCACACGATGCCCGACTCCAGGATCGGCGCGACAGAGTTGGCCCGTGAGACTTTGTCCGTGCCCGCCTTGCGCCCGCCCGGTGAGTACATCGTCACCGGGATGTTCATCCGGCGCAGCTCCTGCTGCAGCGGGGTGCCCGTTGCCTTGGCCTCGATCAAGAGGTTGTCTGGCTGCCAGTGCTCGTACTGCTCCTTGGCCACACGCTTGAGCTCAGGGAAATCCCAGCGCCCGCGCTTGACGTCCAGCAGGATGATGTTGGCCCCCGAGTCCTCGTCCAGGTAGAACACGCCCCAGGTCGTGATAACGGAGAAGTCGGCCGTCTCCTTCTTCGAGTAGGCCGTGTCCATGGTCTGAATGATGTAGTTCACCAGCGGCGGCTCAGTGTGTGGCCACACGCGCCACCACTCCCTTTTCAGGATCGCGCCCTCGTCGTTGGTCGGCTGCTGCTGGTACATCGCGTTCCACTTCTGCACCGACAGAGAAGCCTTGACCGCCAAGAGCTCTTCGAGCTTCCAGAACTCTGGCCATAGGGGTTTACCCGAGGGCATGATGGCAGGCAGCTCGATGACCTCCCACTTGTCAGCGTTGTGCGAGGACTGGGCCTTGATCAAGCGGGCCGTCATGTCCTTCGTGCCCCACCGGGTCATCACCACCACGATGGCTCCGCCCGGTTGCAATCGAGTACGGGGACCGCCCTGGTACCACTCCCACGCGTTGTCCAAAGCCAGGTCCGACAAAGCATCCTGCTCGGAATGCGGGTCGTCGATGATCAAAACGTCCGCACCGCGACCGGTCATCGCGCCGCCGACACCGACAGCAAAGTATTCCCCACCACGGTTCGTGTCCCACCGGCCGGCAGCCTTCGAATCCTGCTTCAAGCTCACCTCGGGGAAGAGCTCCTTGTAGGTCGTCTGGTCCATCAGATCACGGACCTTGCGGCCAAAGCGCACAGCGAGCTCGCTGTTGTGCGTTGCTTCAATGGCCTTGGTTCGCGGGTCTCTACCCATCAGGTACGCAGGCAGGAGATAGGACGCGAACTCAGACTTCGTGTGCCGGGGCGGCATGTTGATGATCAGGCGCTTGAGCGTGCCATTGGCGATCCGGTCAA